CATTAGGGGCGGACGGGTCAGCAACTATATCAGCTGCTGTCGCTAAAGTAAAATCTTTACCTACATAAGAAACATCACCTTTACGATCTAGTGATCCCATACCTCTGGAACTAACGCCAAGTCTAGCTCCTTCATCGATAAGTGACTTCACTATCTTACCATATGGTGTATCCATGATCTTAGCTTTACCAATGAAGTTATCACCTTCTCGATGAAGCTTTTTAATCATATGAGACACCCTGTCAAGGTTGATCGTAGGGGAATCAGGATGACCTAACTCACCAAAGGCACGATTCTTATTGACATACTCATCGTTATATCGTTTTACCTCACCATCAAGTATCTCTACTGGATAGATACGGCCGTTACGATTCTTTAAGTTCGATTGAAGGAATACACCTTCAATGAAGTATTCTTTACCTTTACCTAGTTTCTCTTCAACTAAGTACTTAACCTCTTCGGTATGTTCTTTAATTAGCTTAATTTTAATTCTCCTTTATGCTTGCAGTTATTAAAATGCCAACGATGCATAGCAACTATGTTGTTACCACTCTTAAGCTCCAGGACTTCCAGAAATGTTTTGAGCACCGACTTTAGTTTCATCATCGTACTCACCATATTTTTCGTACTCAACTTTAGAGTAGAAGCCTTCTTGTTTATGAAGCACTAAGTAACCAGTGACTGGAACACCAGATGCACCTTCTTTGATGATAACGATATCCTTGTTATTGTTTCGATTTTCAGTAATACCGTTGCCTGTTAAATCTAAAAATGGAGCATTTTCTGGAGCACATGCAAGGATGTTCTCGCCATTTCTAGTAATCCTAATAGCAGATCCAAGTTCTCCAGTAAAAATCATCTTAGCTATATTAACTACAGGACCAGTTGCACCAGTAGCACCAGTTGCACCTAATACTTGGTCTGCAGAAGCTAAGCTTGTAAGAGCAAGTACTCCAGTAGCACCATCGACAGTATCTACTTTAACAACTACTTCTTTGTTTGTGTTCTTGATTATGTAGGTATATACAGCCATTCTTATTCTCCGATTTGTTTAAGCACATCGATAAAGTTTTCTTTGCTTTCTCTCATGTGCTCAATGATTTCTTGTTCATCATGAAACAACTCAGCCAACTTATCTTGAGTAGTCTCATTGATAGCAATAATTGTGCCATCTTCCAATTTGTAGTCGATCTTACCTTCTACGATCTTATCAAACTTATTAAGATTCCTAATATCTCTTACGACAGGGTCTACAGTAAATTGTTTAGAGGAAGCAAAATCTACGTATGACTCTATTAAAGTATCTGTTACTTTTACATCGTAATATTCTTTAATAATGTTTGCTATCTTGTTATCTGATATGTCTTCGTATAGTTCTGTCTTAATTTGCTCTTCTATGTTTCTTGTCGTATGTTTTGTCTTAATGTATTGTCTTGCTTCCTCTAAATCTGTAAAAGAAGTCTTCTCACCATCGATAAGGATCTTACCGTTGGATGCCTGCTCAATAAGGTGTCCGTATGAGTGGACTCTAGCTGTAGTGCCAGTTAAGGCCTTAAGAAAGCTTCCGTATTGCATTATTTTGTTCTATCTGAACGTAAAAAGTTGCTGCACGTAACCATATAGTCTTCAGCTAACGTGATCTTTGTTTCTACCCATTCGGGCAATAGATCATCAGGCTTGATCATAGCAAGCAACTCAGTGGTGTTATGTAGTACACTCTTTAACTGGTTGATTGACATACGAGCATCCTTCTTAGCATCGAATGACTTTTCTGTCTCTTCTTTATGATACTGAGCTGGACCACCAGGATTAACTTCCTGATCTCCAAACACACCTTCCTTCTTCATCTTTTTCTTCTTGCTTTCATAGGCAATGTTTAAAGACGTAGATGGCATCGCATCTCCCTTAGAGCCGCTTGGTTCTGCTTGTAAGTCGTTCATAGAGCATGTAGGGTTATATGCTGACTCTTTACTGCAAGCACATTTCCTAGCAGCTTCTAGTAAGCTAGGATCGAACTGTGATGCGTCTAGTTTACTCATGACCCATCTTCTTGCCAGCCGCGGCAGCTTTTTGGAACTTTTCTTTACCGTATTTTTTACGGCCGATTGCTGCTGCTAAAGCACCAGGATTCTTAACACCAGCTTTATGAGCTAGTTCACCTTTAAGCTTTGCAAAGCCTTCGTATTTTTCTTCTAGTTCAAGAGTATTCTCTTCATCAAGACCTTCGAAGTCTTCGTCTGTTAAAGACTCGATGATAGATGCTAATTCATCTGTATCGATCTCTTCTGCAAAGAGTTCTACTTCCTCTTCAACAACTTCTGCTTCTTGTTCTGATTGTTCTGTTGCAAACATACCCTTAGCAACGTTAACTCTCATATCTTCTAGTCTTGTAGAGATACGTGTAGCCATTTCTGCTTGAAACGCTGCATCGATAGCTTGTGAATCACCAGAATCGATAGCTTGAATTAAGTCTTGTACGCCTTGTGACATTATACTTCTCCTTTAGTTTTATTTGGTGGTGGTAGTGATGGTGCGGTTGGACCTGCGCCCATTCCACTATCAACTGGAACACCGTTTTGCATAGCCATCATGGCCTGAATCTCTTCTTGTTCTGCGTTAATCTGTTTCTCTATCTCTTCAATCTCTTCTTCAGACTGCTTGAGTACATGACGTTTTACAAACTCCATGCTGTAGAACGTACCAATATATGGCTGTATCTGGCTTAACGTACTGATCCTATTAGACAACACCTCGGCTTCTTTTAACTCTGCAAAGTGGTTGTCTTCTTGGAAGTCAAACCGTATATCTTGTACGATCAATGGCCATTCATCTGGTCTAATGATCTGTTTTGCAATCAATTGTACCCTAAGAGCTTCAGCAAACAACACAGAGAACTTACGTCTAACGCGTTCAATGAACTTATTGAACTTGATCTCATCTCTTGTTACTTCTGTAGTTCTACCAAGACTAAAACCTTCTTGTGATTGTAACCTTCCAATAGGTACATTCAAGCATTGATATAGTTTATTTTGGAAATATTGTATGTCTTCGATCTGACCGAGGTTTTGACCGCCGGAAAGGGTAGTGATTTCAGTACCTTTTCCACCTTCTCTTCGAGGCATCCAAAAGTCTTCCATCATAGAGAGGTGTTTACGGTCGTCTCGTATCTCGCCAGTGGCTGCATCGTAGACAACTTTATTTCTATACTTGTTCATGATATCATTGACGTACTGCTCAGCTTTAAGCTTTGGCAAGTTACCTACGTCAATGTAAAATATACGTCTTTCAGGTGCTCGCGATACCCTGTAAATAACTAGAGCATCTTCGATCATCTTTAATTGGTTTACAGGTTTGATCGCTTTATGTAGGTAACCTAACATTGAGTTAGAGTTAGCATCGATCAGTCCTGAAGGACAGTAGATTACCGAATCAATCGATAACTTAACGCCTTGACTTGTATTCTCGTTGATACCCTTATCGTTATAGATATAGAACTCTTCTATGCCTACTACGACGTCGATACCCTTATCGTTCTTACCTTTCTTGATATTCTTGATACGTCTGATCTTGCGTGGATCAATGAAACGTAGTTCTTGAATACCGTTCTTAAGGTTCTCTTCATCTAATAGTATGTGATAGTAAAGTCTACCATCCACATACCAAGACCTAAATATATCGTGACCTTTTGTACCAAACTTATAAAGCTTAAGTATCTCATCAAACTCTGCCTGTATCATCTTCTTTACAGAACTAGATAAGTTTACATCATCTAGTACTACCTCTACAGGAGCTTCGTCTGAATTAGCTACGATAGCTTCATTAACAATGTCTTCCACGGCATTATCACAGTCGCCGTATTGGGAGATCTCCCTATAACGACGGATTAAGTCGTTCTCATTTTTGATAACACCTTCAAGGTCTACAGTCATGCCGTAGTAGGCAGCTGCAGCTCCTAGTGTAGATATTACCGTGGAACCATCATCAGGAGCCGGGGTAACAACCTCAGCTCCAGGTCTTATCTTTCTCTTGTCTTTCTCAGCACGATTTATTTCAAATCCAAATATTTGCATTATATAACCTTTATAATATTAATTTCCCGCCAATTAGATTGGTAATGGGAATGTACCTACTGGTGTAGTTACAGAAGCATTAACGCCGAAAGCGCTGGTACCGACTGTAGTATTAGAAGTCCAGTAGTTGTAGTTAAACTCAACGTCGAACATTTCAATTTGATTGTTGGCATCATAGTCAAGTGTAATTTGGCCCACTGATGTAGGATACGCATCATGGAACTTATATGACTTGATTGTTGCGCCGTTACGATCTAATTGATTAACTATTAAGTCAACTTGATAAGCTCGTGGGTTTGTAAGGCCGTTTGTTTGTGCGTTGTTCATGATACCATCTGACCATTTTTCCATAGCATCCCTGATCAAGAACGTTGTATCGTTATAGATCGTTACTGTCCATGGAGCAAATGCTCTTTCACCTGCAAAGTTAACTTGACGGCCTCTGTATAAGATCTGCATGTTCTCTACTGTAGAAGCTGGTAATGTAGTAGCTTTACATAAGAACTGTGAACTTAAACCTACAGCCGCACCAGTTTGTACGAATGCTGGGAATGTTAATTGAACATTAAACTGGTTGGGACGAGCTCCGCCACCAATCAGTTGTGCTTTAAAATCGCTAATGTTTGCCATATTTTATCCTTTATTTTTCCTATTATTATTTATATGTTATGCACCGATTTCAGAGAAACTTACTGAAGATCTTGCTGCAATAAAGTTCAATGTAATGAAGTTGATTGAACGGTTAGGTTTAATATAGATATCGGCAACAAATTGGTTAGCGTCGATAACTTGACCTGTATTATTTGTATCGTCACAAACAACTGCAAAGTCAGTAACACCACGTCTACCTTGAACGTCTCTTAAGTAAGGAGTGATCAAGTTAACGAACTGAGCTCTTGTAAAGCTGTCATTAAACTCAAATAATTGGTACTTAGCTGCAACTGCAATAGCTTTTTCAAGTACGATGAATAACCTACGTACGTTGATACGATCAAATGCGCTTGGTTTAGCAAGCAATGTCTTATCACCGTAGAGGATTGTACCTTGACCAGGGAATGTTACTACTGGGTTTACACCAGCTGCATATAACATGTCTCTGTCTGTTTGCATTGGGTTAACTGCAAGCTTAACAACGTTCTTAATTTGACCTCTGTTGAAGCCACCTGGTGACCACCATGGATCATTTGTATGATCTGTACGGGCGCATAGACCAGCAACGTCACCGTTTAATGGAACCCATCTGTATACGTCGTTGTATCTATCGTATTGGTATTTGTAACCAGAATCTAACACTGCATAAGAAGTGCTTGATAATGAGTTTCTAAACGTTACGATGTTATCGATAGCATTAGCAGCTCCTGGAGTAATGATGTCATTACTTGGATCTAATGGAGAGATGAACACAACGCAGTCAAGTCTTGTCTCTGCTACGTTACTGATAACGTATTGAGCGACAGTTGAAGAAACTTTACCTGTTGGGATCAACGCGATGTCGTATTGATCTGCATTAGCAAATATATCAAAGCCATCTTGTAATTCACCGTCTGTAGCAGCAAAGTCATCTACACCGCCTAAGAGCGTCTTAGTAACGACAGCTGAAAGGTCTTTAAAGCCATTGTTAAGAGCTACAGAGCCCCAAGCCACGCCGCTTGTACCAACTCCATTGACTGAAGTAGATACTGATGTTGTATGATCCATCCACCAGATGTATTGTGATTGGCTGTTGATTACGTTCTTATAGTAGTTGTTTGTACCATTTGTTTGTACTGCGTCTGATGCTTTAGATACGTATGAGTATTTTTCTAAGATAGCACCGATAGTACCAGTCCATAGACCATGTGCATCTACTACAACGATATGGAGTTCGTCATTTGAACCACCAACTGATGCTGCGTATGTAGATGTAGAAGGAGCCAATGGGAACTCTGACTCATATTCCCAACCTGAGAAGGTTGTTGCATCAGCCATTGAAACTGTGATTGAGTTACCTAATGCACCTGGGTACTTAGCAGCCCATTCACCTACAGAAGCTTCGCCAGCAGCAAAGTTTTCTAGGTAATGATCTTGGTTTTTAATCTTAATAGCTGTTCCAGAAGCTACTGCATTTTTAGCATTAGTAGTGTCTACTCGAACGGTTAATAGGTTATTTGTGTAAGCAAGGAAATTTGCTGCAGTGAAAAATGATTGCGCTGTCGCATCTGTTGGTCCACCAAAACGTTGGACTAAAATTGTTTCAGATGAGATTGTAACAGGATCTAATACGGGACCCCAAGCAAACACACCAGCGAAAGCACCTGTAGATGTTGAAACTGCAGGAACGATCTCTGAAAAATCTTTTTCTACTACCGCAACTCCTGGAGATAATTGGAACGGCATTTTTTTGTTTCTCCTTAAATTATGATTTTTATGATATAGTTAGAGTCACCTCTACACATATATTTATAAGTCTTAAAAATTCAATAGGACCTGTTCGTCCTGACCGCCCCTACCATCATCCATGAATCCGAATGGGGTCAGCTCATCCTCTATCTGTTTGATACGATTCTCATACATTATCTCTCTCAAGTTAACGTTGTTGAGCTCTTTAAAGTATGGGTTGGTGGTCAGCCAACTAAATAGTACTAAAGTCATGACCAAATCATCATGATACCCTTCATCCGCCTCGTAAGAGCCTTTGTTGTTCTCGATGAAGGTCGAGATCTCAGCTATGGTGTCCATGTCCTGTATAAGCAGCTTGTTCTCTTCCACCAAAGACTTGAAATTCATACAACCAATACGTTTTACTTTCTTATCAGTGTTGACACCTAGTTGAGTCTTACCTCCACCAAAGCCACCTGACACTACTTGACCGTCTACGCCTCTATTGACAAACAATAGGTTATCATACTCCATCTCACCGTATAGGATCTGCGCTACTTGTTCTGAGGAGTTAACCTCAAGCAATACGTATGCTTTATTATACTCTGTCGCTACTTTGTATATGACTGAAGGGAATAGCATAGGGCTAATCTGGTTGTCCCTATACTTTGCCACTTGCTTGTATGGTGCTGCTGTCACGTCTATGATTGAGAATGATGAGAAGTCACCTCCCACACCCTTTGCAGTATCAGCCACTAAGCAATAGCTATGATCCTTGATAGGCTTTTCATATACATCAAGGCCATCCTTACTATGTATAATGAAGCCAGCAGATAGCCTCCCGATCACATCGGCACGCACCAGAGTGAGTGCAGAACCAAGGAAGTTACACATAACCTCTTGGTTATATTTTAGTTCACCAAGCTGTCTCCTTTGCTCCTCTGCCCACTTCTCATCCCTACCTGGGATTCGTGTGTACGGGATATATAATGGAACAAAGTCATTGCGCTTATTTTCTGCATCGTTCCAAAACTTCCAGAAGTGGTTGTAACCTAATGGAGTAGAGCTTAGTAATATCTTTGTCGTTTCACCTGCAGATATCGTTGGGTAGACTGAAGTAAAGAAGTCATCAGCTACGTTGTTAGGTATGATCGCGGCTTCGTCCACATACAGCATGTTGACAGATTTACCTCGGATACCAGAAGATGTTGTAGCTGCAGTGAACACCTTTGAATTGTTCTCAAGTTCTATATCTCCCTTGTTCCATGTAGTAACACCCTGTTGTAACCACATAGGTAAGTTCTCATACATCAGCTGATACCTGTATAAGACCTCACGGGCGGCGGTGGCTTTGTTTGCCAAGATCGCGACTTGCTTCGATTCCTGAAATAGTGTATACCATAAAATATATGCTGCACTAGTTGTCGTCTTACCTTGTTGACGACCTTCCATAAGGATAACTTTTCTATTCTCATGTATAACCTTCACCTTTTCCTTTTGGCAATCATATAGTTTAAAATCAATAAGACCATGATCAAGTGATATGATCTTACAATAAGTTTCAATAAAGTAGATCGGGTCGGCAGCACACTTCATGTACTCCTTGACTTGATCCTCAGTAAAAGGGATGTTGACACCAGCAGCCTTTAACTGACTATTGGCGTTGTAGTTCTTTGACATTAGAATTGAGCTTCCCAGTTCTCAGTCACTGGAGCAGTTGGAGAGTCAGCTGTTGCAGTATACTTATTGATAGGATCTGCACCTTCTTGTTGTGATACGTTCGCCTTAACAG